GTTAAATGCTATTATAATTAATTTTATTCAACAATTCAAGTGATTTATATTATTTTTTATTTGACCTTTAAAGGACATATCAGTTATTATTCAATTATAACATTTTTGCACTTTGCTAGGTTTTTGCAAAAATAACACAGTTTTAAACAAAAATCAAGTAAAAAATAGGAAATAATTAAAATGGCACGGAAAAGAGCGATCAATTATTTAAATAATCATGATATTGTGCAAGAGATACATAAATCTAAAAATTCTTATAGTAACTACACAGAAGAAAAATATAATATGTATGATATAATTATATTGGATATTAATGTGTTAACAGATGAGCAAGCATGTATGGCAGAATTTGGGAAGCCATTCAACGAAGTTGTTGAAGATGCAATTATTACTAAAGTTAAACGGCTAAACCGGCCACTTGATGAGAAAAAATATTTTCCTGATCAATTTACTATAGATGATATTGTATTTAGATTAATGACGTTTGATCATATACCAATTGATGAAAACTGGCCTGAAGATAAGGTGAAGAAAAAACCAAAAGATGGCTATATGCCCGTTAATTTTCCACCATTCCAACATTATATCATGGAAGAAGGCGTGCCTTCATTGGTTGGACTCAGTCATCATGATAAAGATAATAATTTTAACATTATTCAAGGCAATTTAACACCAAAATTAGGCAAAATGTTCATGCTATTGGTTGAAAAGATTAGTAAAAAGGGCAACTGGCGGAATTATACATACCTTGATGAAATGCGTAGTTCTGCGTTGCTGCAATTAAGCCAGGTTGCATTACAATTTAATGAATCACGTGGCATTATGCTAAACCCATTTGCATTCTATACTACGGTGGTTAACAATTCATTCAAACGTGTGCTGAATATCGAAAAGAAAGTGCGTAATATACGTGATGATTTACTTGAAATGCATGGACAGAATCCAAGCTATACAAGACAAACCGAAAATTCTATGGCATCCGCTGATAAAGAATTCTATAATAGCTGGAGAATGCCAACTAGTGAATTAAGGAAAGATGCATCGCCACTGGTTAAGGCTGCGTCGGCCAGAAAGAAAAAAGAAGCTATTGCAAATCGTGGCAGTGAAGAACTGCTTAAAAAGGATGATAAGTAACCGTCATTTTCGATATAATATGTCCTATTTTTTATATCGACTTTTAGATAGATTTGTTATATAATATGAACTATATTGTTATAACAAAAAGGATCATGGTAAATGGCAAATCTATTTAAAAACGTCGCGTGTTTTACGGATATTCATTTTGGCTTGAAGAACAATTCTCGTCAACATAATATAGACTGCGAGCATTTTTTATATTGGTTTATAAAAGAAGCTAAAAAACGTGGTTGTGAAACTTGCATCTTCTTAGGTGATTGGCATAATTCTAGAGATAAAATTAATGTTTCTACATTGAATTATACTATCTCAAATATGGAACGTCTCAGTGAAGCATTTGAAGAGGTTTATATCATCGCAGGAAACCATGATCTTTACTACCGTGACAAACGTGAAATCAATTCTATTGAATTTGGTAGAAATCTTGATAACGTTCATATTATAAGCGATCTCCTCGTTGAAGGTGATTGCGCTATCGTGCCTTGGCTTGTTGATAATGAATGGAAACAAATCAAAAATTTTCAATGTAAATATATGTTTGGACACTTTGAACTCCCACATTTTAAAATGAACGCAATGGTTGAAATGCCTGATACTGGTGAACTCCATGTGAATGATTTGGATAAACCAGATATGGTTTTTAGTGGACATTTTCATAAACGCCAAGTGAAAGATAATGTTGTATACATGGGCAATTGCTTTCCACATAATTTCTCAGACGTTGATGACAACGATAGGGGCGCAATGTTCCTTGAATGGGATGGTGATCCTGAATTTATGTCCTGGCCTGAAGCTCCAATATATCAAAAAATTAAATTATCAGAGATAGTTGAACAGCCTGATAAAGTTCTATTAAAAAATTCATATTCAAAAGTTGAAATTGATATAAGAATTACATATGAATATGCTTCGTATATTAAAGAAGTGATGTTAAATGAATATGACGTTAGGGAAATTAATCTATTACCAATTATAGAAAATAATGTTGATATGGATTTTGATAATGATACAACATTTGAAAGTGTTGATAAGGTGGTGTTGGAACACCTTGAAGCGGTTGAAAGTAATAATATCGATAATGAATTACTTGCTGCTATATATCTTGAATTATAAAAATTAAGGATGCATCTTATATGCTTACTATAAAAAATATTACAATTAAAAATTTCATGAGTGTGGGTGCTGTCGTTCAACCAATTAAATTAGATGAATATGGACTTACATTGATACTTGGAGACAATATCGATCAAGGTTCCAATGGTAGTAGAAATGGCGCAGGTAAAACAGTGATCCTACATGCATTAAATTATGCATTGTTTGGCTCACCAATGACCAATATTAAAATGGATAATTTGATTAATAAATCCAATAAAAAACATATGCATGTCACAGTCTCTCTTGAAAAAGATGGACATGCCTATAAAATTGAGCGTGGTAGAAAGCCAAATGTCTTTAAATTCTTCGTTGATAATGCAGAAGTGAATAAAGCTGATACTGACGAAGCTCAAGGAGATATGCGTAGAACACAAGATGACATCAATGAATTATTGGGCTTTAGCTCATTATTATTTAAACACATTATTGGACTTTCATCTAAAACTACACCATTCTTAAATGAAAAAGCTCAAATACAACGTGAGATGATTGAAGAATTGTTAGGCGTTACTATGCTGTCTGAAAAGGCCGTAGTTCTTAAGGAATTACTCAAGGAAACAAAATTACAAATTGAGCGTGAAGAATATAGAATAAAAATCGTGCAAAGTCATAATGAACAAACTGAAAAAACAATTAGAGACATTACGGCAAAAGCAGGTAATTGGGATAATGTACGGTTAATTAAATCTACTAAATTAGCCAATGACATTGAATCATTAATGGAAGTTGATATTGAACAAGAAATTGCAAACCATAAAACCATTCAACTTATTAATACATTAGAAAAAGATGTGCGTGATGCTGGTAGGAATTTGAATATTGTAAAAACATCATTTAATAATTTAGAGTCTCAAATAACAAAATCCGAATCCAATTATAAAGTTTTGTTGGATCAGAAATGCCATACTTGTGGGCAATCTATTAACGATGATAAACATATATCATTGATAGAAAAATCTGAAAGGGAATTGGCATCGTTATGTGAGAAATTTATCCCCCAAGAAGAAAATTTCATTAACGCTTCAAATAGATATGTGAATAAAAAACATCAATTAGAAGAACTTGGTGTCAAACCAATATCATTTTATAAGACAATTGATGAAGCATATGAACATAAAACAAATCTTGATCAAACTATGAATACCTTAGAAAATTTGGTTGCTGAAAAAAATCCGTACATTGAGCAAATTGCAACATTGACTGAAAATAATATGTCTGAAATTGATTACGGCGAAATTAATGAATTGGTGTCCGTGAAGGATCATCAAGAATTCTTACTTAGGCTATTAAGTGATAAAAATTCATTTATTCGTAGACGTATCATTGAACAAAATCTTGGATATCTTAATCATCGTTTGGATTATTACTTACAGAAACTTGGGTTGCCACATAAAGTAAAATTCTTAAGTGACCTATCTGTTGAAATTATTAAAGCGGGGCAAGATTTTGATTTTGATAATCTGAGTACTGGTGAATCAACTAGATTAATCCTTGCATTGTCTATGGGCTTCCGCGACATGTTTGAAACTATGAATACGCCAATTAATTTGCTTTTCATTGATGAGCTAATTGATAATGGTATGGATATGGCTGGCGGAGAAAATGCACTTGCTGTATTAAAAAATACAACACGTGAACAAAATAAAAATATTTTCCTTGTTAGTCATAAAGATGAATTTGTTGCTAGGGTTAGTAATGTATTAATGGTAACCAAAGAAAGCGATTTTACAACATATCAATATGAAAGTGATTTACAGGTATGATAATACGGACCAAAGGAAAAAAAGATACACATATATTGAAACTTTATAATCTTGGTTTTCACCGAACTGAAAACATGTTGATAACATTATTATTACATGAACTCCTAGATAATTCTGTATTGCCTGATAATTTTAAAATTGAGAAGATTTAGGACAACGGCCGATTTTCCCAACGAACGCATTGTAGAACCGTTTATTTGGTATAGCATCTTCAAATACAATGGTTTTTAATTCTTCGTAATTCATTGACCATTTGTCTTTTTGTAAGCTTAATATTTCAAATTTAAAATTCTCAATACCTAATAATTCTATATCTTCATTTAAATGTGTTGAAGATCCAGTATAGCAATGCCATTTACTTTCTTTTTTACACCGCCTTACTCGTTTTTTTCCTTTAAGAGGCGGCCGTTTAATTGAAGTCCATAATTTCTTCTGGCCAATAT